GAGGCCAACCTTCAAATCTAGACTTCCTATACCAAACAATCGTTGTTCTGTTTTCTGCTCTCTTTCCTTTCCTTTTAGCTTCACTGTGTACTTGTGATCATCTTTAATGTCATTGATCTTGCATTGTGAAATTTTAGGTTGAGACTCAACTTCCGGAAACATATCCAGAGTGCAATCTACCATGTTCCCCTTATCAGTAATTGTTGCTTCTATTTCATTTATTGTGTTCCTAGTTCCCAAGTTATTTCCTGGGACATAAGCTTGCTTATCTTTGGCATAGTGCAACTTGTCAGTAGCAACAAATGCATCTATAGAGACTCCAAGTTCTATATCTTCAAAGAAATCCAATTGTATATTACTAATGTGCTTAGACTGTCCTGATGCTATTTTAGAAGACAGTAATGACATCTTTTCAGGCGCAGCAGTTAATGTTGGCAATTTACCATGTTTACTACTGAATCCTGCAATGAACATCCTTCGGAAGGATTGTACTAACTTAGCGGAGTATTTTTTGTCAATTGGTCGCTCCGTGCAAGTGCGCTTGATGAATTTCTCTAATCCTTTATCTTGATCAACTAAACTATAGTAATAATATTTATGAATAGATGAGAGCTCCAAGGCATCTAAGCCTCTGTATCTAGATATAGTGGCCAATAATTTTGCTAACTCACAATCTGGCCAATCTTTTGGATCAGATTGGAGATACAACCTGGCCGTGACTTTTAATTCATCACTGTCTGGGGTTCTATCATAAAATGTCTTAAATATCTCTGAAAGAGCATCCAATATAGAAAACCAAACCACTGAGCTAGCATCGCCTACATCAACTCTCATAACTAATAATGTTTCTAGTTGTTTCATTATTGAGACTCTCTTATCATATGATAAATTTAACTCATCAAGATCATATATGTATTTAAGCATAGGATGATAATTGCAATACTCCATAGAAGAAAGTAAGACTTGACAATTTGTTATTATCTCTAAACTAGTAAAAAAGAAAGACCAATACTCTGAAGGGCCGATGAAGTAACTCGAACTTTTTAGATCAGCTGATAGTGTGAAAAAGCCTGTACTAAGAAATAAAAATCCATCTTCACCCTTCTTATCCCAAATCATTATACTACCACGTTCATTTTGTTGGATAACAGGTCTATCAGTTGAATAATCCCAGATATTCTCATAGTTACACTTCTCTAGTCCTCCAAGAGATAGCATCGCTCTAACTCTAGAAGTAAATGCAATAGAATCACTCATGTTCAAG